AATAACACATCTTTTTTTTAGACACAACAATTGAATTTTTATTTTTAGTTTGTTCAACACTTGAAATATCATAACTTCTGTAATTACTTGGTGTCCTAATAGTTTTGATTTTATTTTTTTTATCCCATCGTCTAAGCGTGGAAGCAGAAACTCCGAAAACTGCACATGCTTTTTTTTGTGACACATACATCTAATACATATGTATGCCTGTCATTCCTTAATTGCTTTTTGAGTAAAGTTGAATAATGATATAAGAAACAGTTCTAGCCCTAAAGTATATATTTTCTTTTTTTTTCAAAAATTAATTTATATTATTAAAAAATATTTTTATTATCTCTATTATATATATATATAAAATGAATACTAGAAAGGTAGTATTAATAATTTTATTAGTTCTTATTATGGTTACAAAAATTGTTGGTATGTCATCAAACGAAATGATTGTACTTAAAGAAATAAAAAATAATAAAAAAAGTTTTCTACAAGGAAATTGGACATCTGGTTATTGGAAAACGTGTAGAAATATGGCGGCAGAATCTGGATGTGTCAATATCCCTATTGAAACTATATCTATTGAATTACAAATAGGACGTGCGTTTGCTATTATGGCTATAATTATTATGGCTTTATCCATTTTTAATAGTTTAATACCTATTAATTTTTTCCAAGGTAAAATGTATAATTTAATTGTAAAAATTTCTCTAATTGTGTTTGTTGGAGTTGAATTATTTGTATATAATTTATATATAAATGGATACATTCTTAAAATGAAACAAATTATAGCATCATATAATTATAAATATAGTTATGGTTATTCTTGGTATTTAAATACCATTTCCAGTGTATTATTTGTACTTACAATGTTTTTATATCCTCTTCTTGGGAATTTATTAACAAAAAAAAAATGAAACAAATGATAGAAATAATGAATTCATAATTATTGCTTCTAAAATACAATTAATTTGGGCAACTAAATACATTTTTAATATCAAGTCCTGAATTAATATTCTAATATTAATTCAGTTCTAAATTTGATAATTCGACACATAGATTTTTATGATATTTCTTTGTAATTCTTTGATAATTAGCAATATCCATTCTATTTTCCCATAATTTATTAACATATTTAACTTCAATTAAACTATTTAATTTTTCACAATGTTTTTCTAAATCTTCTTGCCAATATTCAAATAACTCTAATTGTGGATGATGTTCCATACTGAATCCAATTGGATAACTGTTTTTTAAAGTTTTGCGACATTCCAAAATTAATTTTATAGAATTTCTTACATTATTAGCAAATGTAATAGAATTAACCATCTCCTTAGTTAATTGTTGATCCAACATAGATTCAATTAAAAAATTTTTTTTTTCCAAAAATTTCTTAGATTCTCCATGTGTAAGATAACGACTATAATAGTGTAAAAATCTGGATTGTTCATATGTTTCATCAACGGTTTCACCTTTCTTTTGCATTTCAATAAATTTATTACATTTATAAAATCCACCAGTTGCTGAACCATGTTCCTTCCAAGAACCTTTACATAACCAACAAAATTGATGTTTACAATTCATACAAGTCATATGATTACAACCATCATTTTTTTCAATTGATAATTTACATTTTGGACAATTCTTAGTATTATTCATTAACCATAAAGCATTTTGACTATCTTTATTACATTTACTTAACCAATTTCCTATAATACTACAAGTGGCAGGGTAATGGTCTACATTTAAACATTTAAAACAAAATGTGGTCCCACAATTACAATTTATTCTATTGTCTGTTCCATAATTACAAACAGTTAAGGAACAATGTACATTAGGGCAATAATTGAATGTATCAGTATTTTTAATAAATGAACGCCGAAACCACCTATTATATTTAAGTGTAATCGGACAATTTTCAAAATTATTAGTAATGAAATCTCTTGTAACTTTTTTTTTACATTTATGATCCATACAACAGATATTAATACATCCGTCATTAATTTTTGAAATTAAATAACCTTTCCAACACGTTTTACAAAATATATGTTCATTACAAACAGTCAATTGTTGTTTTGGGTTAATATCATCATAACATACCATACAAATAGCAATTTTTTTAAAATTTGTTTTCAATTTTGCAAAATAGCATCCATTTTGAAAAAAATCTTCACAAATTCCTTCAATTTTCCACTTATGTTTAAGTAATAGATGATACACTTCGTTTAAATTAACATTACCTAATATTTCTGATAAAGAAACTATCTTTTTCATTATAATGGAATCAATTTCATAATTATCATATAAAGTAAACTCATTTTTAGGAATACTGTATTTATTATGTAAATTAACTTCATTCATATATGATAATTCATCTATGTCATCCCATTCTCCATCTCCATCTTCACTCCATTCACTTAAATTATCATTAGTTTTATTCATATAAAATTTATTATATTGATATGATTAATTAAATATTTAATAATTCAATTTTATTTATCTTTGTAACTGTAACAGATGAGCAAAGTTAATTTCTTAAAATTGATTGAAGAAATTTTTGACAGACCTTATCCACTTCCTCCATATTCGCTTGAAATTACATTTAAAGGACCAACAAATATGGAGTTATTTAAAGATATTTCTAAAATATTTATGATGGGAATTAATCACAAATATGGAGAAAATAACACAATAAATATAGATTATTTAACATCTCAAAGAATGAATATTATTAAAGATTTTATGCATTCGTTTGGTATAACATTTAATATCAAATATGTTACCTACCAAAAATATTTAAAAATTAAAACACCAATTGATAAAAAAAAAAATATAAAAGATTATTATCTAAATGTTCATATCAATCCTGAATCAACTATTATGATTAATTTTGATATATATATTGAACCAACTGTATGGAGACCATTAATGTGATTATCATAAAATTTAAATTAATACTAATTAAATTAATTAATATTATTTTAATGACAAAATATAATAAATTATGTAAAATTCAAACAGAATATCAAGAATTAAATAAACAATTACATCATATACAAAATGTAAGAAACAAAATGAATTATCTTCAAAATATAGCATCAAAAATTATAACAATTGATTTTATAGCAAATAATCCTAATACACAATTATTTCCCGCACAATGTTTTTTAAATGACGATAATTTTTGGAAACCTTTAAATAAAGATGTTCGTTCAATTATATTTTCTTATTTAACTGGAAAAACAATATTTAAATATGCTTTTTGTAGAAATACTTGTAAAGTAATTAAAATAAAAAAAGAATCAGACAATATAATATATGGAACTGATATTCATGGACAATTTTATAGAACTTCAAATTATGTGAAATATAATCGTTGTTAAATATTAGTGGTAGTTGATTGAAAAATATTATTGGCATTAATAGCATCAAAACCATCTTTTCTATCGGCAGAAGATGGGAATGCTTTATCCTTATTATTAGGCAAAATTTCTCTGTGAACAAATTCAATATAAGATTTTGGTAAATTATCAATATAGTCTGATGTAGTAGAACATTGAACTAAATGTCCATCAAAACTAATAGAAAATTTATCCCCAGATTTAGGAATATTCATTTTTAATTCTAAATTATTTTCCATTTCTTCAATTATTTTAGAAAATTCTTCAGGATGAGTACTTAAATCAATCGCAATATGATTAATATCATCTTTCCAAAAATATGTCCATGCTAAATATTGATCATATTTATTTATTTCATAATATAAATCTAAATTTTTTTCATTATTATTAATTCTGTCTTGTAAATCTTTTGGTAAATTATCAATTTTTACTGAACTTAAAAACACCCTTGGAAAAGTTGGATGTTTATACCAAAATGCTGTTTTAGGAAAGTCAGGATTTTCAGTGGGAAGATCTATTTTATCCATTAAACGATAATTTGAATGAAATAGAAGTCTTTGTAGGGGTTTCACATTACCTATTTGTCTATAGGCAATATGATCTATACGGGGCATTATATAAGGATATTTATCATTTAAATATCTTAAACATTTATTAGCAGTTGGGGTTTCGGCATAATATCTTTTAAATCCAGAGAGTAGAAAATTCTTCATTACATAAATTAGATGTATATACTTTTATATATATAATTTTACCATTTTGAACCAATTCTAGTATATTCTGAGCCAAGTAATACACCCAATTCTCTTTCTTCATTATCTTCTAGTGTATATGATGGACGACCATGTGCCCAACGATAATTACATACTGCTAAAATATCACCAACTCCCCATTTTATAGGTAAGCCATGATTATCATATGCTGAAATAAAATCAATTAATTCTTCTCTAGTTAACTCTGTATCATCCCCATAAGTTATTTTTAATGGACGCTCATACATGTTTGTTGAATTAAAAAAAGATAAAGTCGGTAAGTCTTTAACTCCCGGCCAGGTATCAAACCAGATGGAATCATCCGCAACACTACTATATAGATGGTTTACACCAGTTTGTGGATGGTACTCAAAGGCATCTGCATAATACTTTGTTTTACAATATCTATTTTCTCCCCATTCTACAACTAATCCTAGTTCTTTAGCCAATTCTTCTACTTCTTGAGGAGTTTCTACACCAAAAGATCTTTGCCAATGATTATAGATTCCAAATTCATCTAAACCATTCCAACCTTTTGGTAAAGGTTTACAATGTTCTCTATCAGTTAAACACCTGATATAACATATCCCTCTTTCCTTTAATTTACGACCGACATCAGTCTTTAATATATCATTAGTTACTCCTACATTTTCGGAAACATACATAAATCCTTTATTTGTAGTTGCTTTAGAACAACAGAATGCTATAGATTTAACACTTTTACCTACGTAAGCCATTTCATGATGATAATGTAAATGTGCTTCTCTAGGTGCTCCTGTATCATATACATTTTTACCAATTGCTCCACGACTATTTGCTCCTCCATTATATTTCATATGACCACCTAGTATTTGATTTGCATAAAATTGCATTTTATTTAAATCGATTAATTTTGTATTTGTTAATTTTACTAATCCAAATAAATTAAATGTTTTAGCAACTTGTTCTATAAGTTCCGTTGAATATTCAGAATTATGTAAATTATATTTTGAACAATCTATAATAAATTTAGATTCTTCTATTGGGTATTTACCCGTCCACCAAATGGGGGTAATCATTGGGGTTCTAACAGAACAATAAGTTCTATTAAATAGTTTTGATAATTTAGAGAAATTCCTTAAAAAGGTCATGACATGCTATAACTTTCCTAAATACTGTTAATATAAAAATATAAACAATTTCTATTTTTATATTAATTTAAAAATTAATAATTATTAATATTTTCATACATAATTACATAAAAATATTATTTAGTTATTTAAATTACAGTAAAATTAAGATCAAAATTAATTCATTAAATAAAATGCTTATGTAATTCTGAATTTATTTACGAAAACAGTTCCGTCACATTTTTGGAAAACAACATCACCAGCGAGGTCAACTTTGATTCTCCAGTCATTTGCAATATTTGTTCCTGGAGTTGCTGTATTAAGATAAATACCACCAGTATCCTTAGCAGTATTCTCACCAGCATCTGCTGATTTAGTTTGAGCAAAACATTGACTTTGGGATAATGCTTTTTTCTCATTAATAGAAAATAATTTCGTATCCGCAAGATTAATATCTTCAGAAGAGAACCATGCTCCAATATCAGCTGAACCACGATTCTGGTAGTTGTCATCCCATTGAAATGTAGCATAGGTTTGAGACCAAACTGAATTAGCAAATGTTTGAGTTGTCACAAGTGAAATTCCACCGGTGGACGCGTCGGAACGAGTGATGACAGTTGCATCAATAGCATTAAGTACAATATTTTTATCATCAGAAGTAATTTCTGTTGTGTTAAGTGTTGTGGTGGTACCGTTTACTGTAAGATTACCGTTAACAACAAAATTTCCATCCTGTGTTGCAGCACCAGTAACTTCACAAGTTCCGTAAATTTTTATGTTTTTTACTTCTAGAAGACTTGTACCACTTCCTGTTATATTACCAATTTGACACTTAGTTCCTAATTGAGTAGTACCGATGGTAATTTTTTGAGTTACAGCAGCACTTCCAACATCAATATTAATATCACCGTCAGATGAGTTAATATCAATTACTTTCTTAGAGTTAATATCAATACCACCAGCAGAAGCGGTAACTGTAATAGCAGCGTTATCAGTACCAGCACAAGTAGCTGTCAATTTTTGAGAAGCACCACCACCTGCAGCAATGATGTTAATATTAGAATTTTCTAAAGTAGTTTTTAATGCAGCAGCATTTTGACCAGTAATTGACACTTCTGCGGTTGCACCAGTAGCTAGAACATTAAAGTCTCCAGTTCCACAATCAATATCAATACCACCAGCAGCGTTAGAAGCATTAAGAACAATACCAGTAGCAGCATCGGATTCAACGGAGTATAGTCCAGAAACAGTTCTTACTGAATTATTTTGATTGGTAATAGTTTCAACTCCACCCATAGTTCTATCAGTTGTAAGAGTTGTGGCAGTAACAACGGCACCAGTAGTGGTAATATTAATACCTCCAGTTTTAGAATCAATATTAATACCACCAGCAGCGTTAGAAGCATTAATTGTAATTGCATTTGCGGTTGCATCATTAGAATTAAGATCGATGATTTTATCTACATTAAATAATAAACCAGAAGCACCATCAACAACGACTGTTTTATTACCAGTTACAGTTTCAGTAGCATTACCTGTGGTATCTTGAACACAAGAACCTGTGGTTTTAATATTAATACCTCCAGTTAAAGAGTCAATATCGATACCACCAGACGCACCAGATGCGTTAATTTTGATAGCATCAGCAGCAAGACCTGAGGATGTAAGAGATATTTGATTAGTAGTACCACCAGCAGCAGTGAGAGCAATAGCAGAAGCTGCGGCAGTGGTTGCAATAGTAACACCAGTATTACCAGCAACATCAATAGTTCCTCCCGTAGAAGTAAGATCCATACCACCAGCTTTACATGTAATATCAATACCACTACCTGTTCCAGAAGCATTAATAACAATAGCGTCAGCTGCTGCTTTTGCAGAGTCAATATTAACATTAGCGACTACATCTAAAACATAACCAGCACCACCATTAACGTTAACAGTTTGATTCACTGCATAAGTTTCAATAGAACTACCACCAGTACAATTAAGTTGTCTTGCTGCGGTAACATTGAGGGTTTCGGCTCCAGTAACAGTGGAAGTTCTTCCTGCTTTGAAGAACTCAGTAGTAAAACCAGTAATATCAGTGGTTTGAGTACCACTAACAGTATCTTTATTGGTTCCTCCAACATCAAGGGTTCTATTAGCGGAGACATTAACATCCATACCACCAGCAGTTGCTTTTATTTGAATAGCAGTTGCTGCATTAGTACCAGCAGATTCAAGTACAAGATCAGAGTCCTTTGCAGCGGTTTGTTTAATAGTGAAATCGTTGGTATCGGTACCTGCAAGTTGAAAAGTAGTTGCACCTGCTCCATTAATAACAGTATTACCTACAACATCAACGGTGAGACCACTAGCCCCAACATTTAAATCCATTAAGAGAGAATTCATTTCTATTTCAACAACAGTTGCATTACCAATCTCCATTTTTGTTCTGGCACCTTGTTTACCAATTTCAATAGCACCTGTATTAGCATCTCCACCAATTTTGATGGCTCCAGCGGAAGAATCTATAGTAATGTTTGAGGAAACCTGGGTATCAAAAACACCAGTAATAGCTAAGGAAGCATTATTTCCTGCTACAACATCAAATGCACCATTAGAATTGATGGCAAAATCACCAATAACATTACCTGATTGACCAGAACCTGATTCAAGATTGACATCAGTAGTGGAATTTAAATCAGTCATACCAGTGACGGCAAAATCTAAACCTGCACCTGCACTTATATCTAAGTTTGTTCCTGCTGTAATAGCAATAGTTGTACCGGCATCAATATCGAGTTGGACACCAGAATTCACAATCATACCGAAGGGATTAGTTCCGGCAATTTCGTCATTATAAAGTCTTCTAGCAAGGATATCCTTGGTAGTTACTGTACCATAATTTGATAAATTGGAAGCCATTTTTTATTTTGTTATACATATAAAGAAGAAATTATTTTCTAGCAAGTATTTAAATAATTTTTATTAAAATTTATTTAAAATTAGTATAATTCTAACAAACGCAGAATCAATATAATATCCATTTTCATAAATATTAAAAATGTTAGAGTATTATACCCTATAATATAATTTTTATTATCTATAAATATAGATTTTCAGTCTTTTTATAAATCGAATTCAATAAAAACACGCTTTCTATAATAAAAATGAATTGGTTATTTATATAATAAAAAAGTATAATATTATATTATGTATATAATTAAATTAAAATGTTTCAGTCGATATATAATCTGATTTATAACTTTTTATTCTATACACAATATGATGAAGCCAAAAATAGAAGGAATATTAATTATTCATATCCTATTAATTTATACTCTACAATATCGTATATAGAACAATATATTATCAATAGTAGAAATATAAAATTATATTATCAAAAATTTTGCCCTAAAAATAATAATATAATTAGTAAGATTTTTTTCTTACATGGATACTCAGCAAATAATTCATATTGGGCAACAAATTATGGAATTAAATTAGCAGAAAAAGGTCATTGTGTATATATATTAGATGCAGAAGGACATGGTAAATCAGATGGATTGTGGGCCTATATTGATGATTTTTCAATATTAGTTGAAGACTATTATGAATTTATTAATTCTATAAATGAATTTCCAAACGCAAAATCATTTCTTTGGGGAGAATCTATGGGCGGAGCAACTACGATTCAATTATTCAGGAAATATCCGAATATAGCATCTGGTGCTATTTTAATCGCACCAATGATTAAAATATCAAATGATGCTAAACCAAGTAAATCATTGGAAAATATACTTATTTGGTTATCTCATTATTTACCAACATGGCCTATTTTACCACATAACACACAACCACATAGTGGATTTCATCCTTTAGTAAGTAGAAATATCATTTATGATAATCCACTTTGTTATGATAGAAAACCTAGACTCAGAACTGCTCTTCAATTATATAATATATCTTGTGAAATTGAAAAAAATTTACATACTATTTTATTTCCTTTTATTGTTATTCATGGTAAAAAAGATAAATTAACTGAATGGCAACATAGTAAAATATTATATCATAAAGCTATTAGTGATGATAAAGAAATAATTTTATATGATGAATGTTATCATTGTTTATTAGAAGGCCCATATCAAGAAATTATATATGAAGATATATATAATTGGCTTCAAACAAGAACATAATAAAATTGATTATGTAATATTTATTTTAATTTAAGATTTAGATAAATGAAGAAAAATAATTCAAGAAGTGAAAAATTAAGTAATATTGTGAAAACTTTATATGATGAAAATTATGATAAAAAGTTTACAGATATTTTTCTATTATTTAGACAAATAAATAACAATTTTGATAATAATATTTTTAACCTTTTTTTAATTTATTCTAGAAATATAGTAGATATCAATGATATTATCAATTATTGTAATATAAATTCAATTAAATTTAATGAATCTATGTACGCTACTATTATCAAAAGTTATTGCTCTCATTTAGAAGTAGTTAACTCCGAAAAATTTTTAATTAAAATGAAACAAAATAAAATTAAACTTAAACAAAGAACATATACTCATTTTATGAGTATGTACAATAAACTTGACCATTATGATAAAATGATAGATATTTATAACGAAATTGTATCTAAAAATATTAAGATGGAAATTTATGATTATATTTACTTATTTGATACATTCCTCAAAAATAAGGATCTTAAAATTATTCAAAATGTTCTTAAACAACTCGAAAATAATTCTGCTATCTTCGATATCCAATACCTAGAAAAATTTAGAGATATTTTCATTAAAAATAATTTAAAATTTACACCAACTAATATATCAGAAAAAGGAAAATGTGATGTTAATAAATTTAAACTTAAACGACTAGATATATCACCACAAGAAAGAATTAATTGTATGATGACTATTGATTTACAAATACAAGACAAAAAACTTACTATTTTCAAAAAATTTAAAAAATGGCTATATCATCAAGATATTAACAATAATATTATTATTGATGGAGCAAATATTGGATATTTCAATAATCGTCCAGGTAAAGGAAATATTATTAATTTTAAACAAATTGAAACAATTAGACAAAAATTAATAAATATAGGATATAATGTTATCATCATTTTACATAAAAGACATACTGATAAAATGAATGAAATACAAACAAAATTATATAAATCTTGGGGAAAGAAAATATTCTGTACACCAATCAAAATTAACGATGACTTCTTCTGGTTATATGCGTCTTTATATCTATCTGCATATATCATCACAAATGATAGAATGAGAGATCATCAATTATCTATTAGTCATCATAAAATGGATATTTGGAAAAAAAAATATATCATTACATATAATTTTAATAAAAATATACCACAATTATATTTTCCTAAAAATTACTCACAAACAATTCAAAATATACAAAATACTTGGTACATACCATTTAACGATGAAAACAAAACTATTACATGGTATTTTATTCAATTTAACCTAAATTAAAATTAAATTTCCTGATAACGACATAAACAAATAGCAAACTGGTAACGAACTTCGCTAACTCACAAGTCCAATCATTATGATTCATGTCTTATGAAAGTTATATTTACACCTGATATCGGCAAAGTGGAATGCTTGCCGATGATGAAGAAGAAGATGATGATGATGTTGTTGATTTATCTCGTCTTCCAATGGTTCGGCAAAGTGGAATGCTTGCCGATGATGAAGAAGAAGAAGAAGAAGAAGAAGAAGATGATGATGATGATGATGTTGTTGATTTATCTCGTCTTCCTATGATAAGAAGATAGACTGAAAATTTTTAAATTAGGTATTTTTTTAAGTTGGGTTCGAACTGTTACTCGTATTCTTATTCAACTTTACGTATCAATAAAAATGAAAGAAAATAAAAAAAAGAAAATTAAAATTAAAATTGAATTTAATAATTAAATATTGTATTTTTTA